TCCCAATATGAGAGGCCGCGGCGCAGACCTCTCCACAGGGTTGCTTACAAAACCATCGAACGCGCGCGTTGTTCTAACTGCGGCCGGCTACCACAACGTTACCACCGGACCTTCAAACAATATCGATTCGTTACGAGTGTGGAGATTGTCTGATAACTAAACGACTCGGCGCGTCTCAATGATCAATAAAATAACTTCTCCCTGCGTTGAAATTAGAACTATTAGTCATTTCCCCATCTTACGAACTATTTATTTTTGATAAGTCATCAGATTTGGAGTAATTCTATGTCTTCACTGTTAGAAGAAGCGATCGTAGACGCTAAAGCCCTCAAGGAAGCCGCATTGAAAAATGCGGAAAATGCTGTATTGGAACGATATTCGGGAGAGGTTAAAAGCGCTCTGGATACGTTGTTAGAACAGGAAGACGTTCTCGGCGATGAAGAAGCAGACCCCGATTTAATGGAGTTTGCTAAGGAAGTTCCTATGGCATTTGCCACCGAAGAGATTGACGGCCCGGGCCCCGAAGAGATTATTGAAATTGACTTCGATGCCCTCAAAGCGCGTCTTGAAGAGGAAGAGGAAGTTATGGGAGGCGAAGATCTAATTGACGCCACCGGCATGGCAGACGCAATTGCATTAGAAGAAGACGACGATAGTATTACACAAATGGAAAAGGATGAGGATGCCGCCGAATCATCCACCGCTGTCACGGCTGGTGGAGAGGAAGAGGGGTACCTCGGCCTTAAAGAAGAAGAAGAAGACGAGGATATTGATCTCACCGAAGAGATGCTAGCCGATCTTATTGAAGAACTCGTCGTTGATATGACTCCACGCCCACAAGGGTGGGCATCTGTTAACTCTGCTGACAACAGCATTGAGCAAGCAAACAATGATGCCATGGGCGCCGCACAGGCTGCCCACCTTGAAGAGGAAGAGATAGAAGAGGAAGTAGAGACCGCACCAGACGTCGTCTCGGACGCAGAACTCTTCGAGACAAAGGTCTCAAAACTTACAGAATCCAACAAAGAGCTTCGCGCTCTTATTATGGAAGCCAAGAAGCAGCTCACAAGGCTGAACTTGGAAAACGCCAAGCTTGTTTATCAAAACAAGGCATTAAACAGCGCCTCCTTGAATGAGCGGCAAAAGAATCAAATTGCCGAAGCTGTTCAAACTGCCACTTCTGTTGAAGAAGCGGGTATGATTTTTGAAACAATTCAAAACGCAGTGGGGATCTCGAATTCTACGAATAGATCGAGACCACAAACACTTCGTGAAGCAGTTCAAAGACCTACATCGCTTTTGATCAACTCTAAGAAAAACAACACGGCAACACGCGATCCAAAAATGGGTCGTATGCTGCGTTTAGCAGGTTTGAATAAATGACATTCAACTATACATATAAGGAGGTTATAAAATGTCTATTGTACAGAAATTAACCGAAGGTATTGTCAACCGCGATCTTTCCACTGAGGGCCAAGCCCTTATTAATAAGTGGGAGAACACAGGTCTTCTCGAAGGCCTTGGTGATGATACTGTTCGGAACGGTATGGCGCGTTTGCTTGAGAACCAGGCAAAAGAGCTACTCCGTGAGTCTTCCAGCATGAATGCTGGAGACGTTGAGGGTTTTGCGGCTGTCGCATTCCCCCTCGTTCGCCGTGTATTCGGCAATCTGATCGCCAACGATCTCGTTAGCGTTCAACCGATGAGTCTCCCAAGTGGTCTCATCTTCTTCCTGGACTTCACGGTCTCGAATGAGATCGGCGCTGACAGCACTGCTCCAAATCCCCGACTCGGGTACGTCGTTAATAGTTCACTCTATGGCGGCGGAGTCGTTGGTTCGCAGATTACTGGTGGCGTCAAGCTTACTGGTTCTTATGCGGCTGCCGGCCCATATGCCTTGAACAACGGTTACTCGTCTCCGACGGGTTCCACCACCGGGGCTACCGTCTTGCTTACCGCCCGGGCTTCTGGTACGGTTGGTGAAGGCGGTGTGCCTGATTGGTCCGCCGATATCGCCGGCTCGAATACATCCACATATGAGCTTACCAACATTCTGCAGTTCGACCCGGATATCGCTTCCGGTACGTTCTTCATCGTTGGTACATCCACGCTAGCGCGCTTGACAGATCAGCAGTTTAATACGGAGGACTTTGTTGCCTGCCGGCTCTCAATCGCTAGTAACGCTGATCTGCCTCGCGGATCGCAGGTTCGTCGATTGACTCGTGTTGACCCCAATAGCACCTCCAATGTTCTTTGGACCGTTGTTGCGACGGGATCTGAGCTAGCCGCTGACATGACATCAATGTTAGCGCTAGCTGTTACTGCGTCGTTCCCCATTGTGGATGATTTCCAGTCTGGTGGTGCCCTAGGCTCCGTCATTGGTGATCCCATCTGGGGACTTGAGGGTAATGCTGAAATCCCGGAGATCGACATCAAGGTCGACTCGATTGCTGTCACAGCAATCACCAAGAAGCTCAAGGCTAAGTGGACCCCGGAGTTAGGACAGGATCTTAACGCCTACCACAACCTTGACGCTGAGGTCGAACTGACCCAGATTCTCTCTGAGCAGATTGCTCTTGAGATCGATCGCGAGATCCTTGAGGACCTCGTGCGTGGTGCTAAGGCTGGCGTCCGTTATTGGTCGCGTAGCCCCGGTGACTTCCTCAATCGTGAGACAGGTGTCGCCATTGGTACTGGTACTGTTGCTCCTGACTTCACGGGTAACGTGAGTGAATGGTATGAGACTCTCATTGAGACTATCAATGATGTGTCGGCTCAGATCCACCGGAAGACTCTCCGTGGTGCTGCCAACTTCGTCGTCTGCGGACCTGAAGTTGCCAACGTCCTTGAGTTTACGGCTGGTTTCCGTGCCAATGTGACTGCTGATAGCGACCGCGGCGACGCGGGTGCTGTAAAGGTTGGGTCCCTTTCGAAGAAGTTCGACATTATCGTCGATCCTTACTTCCCGCGTGAGTTGCTCCTTGTGGGCCGACGTGGAAGTAGCTTCCTTGAGAGTGGTTATGTGTATGCACCTTATGTGCCGCTGCAGACCACGCCTACTATCTTTGGTGTTGAGGACTTCGTGCCCCGTAAGGGAGTCATGACCCGATATGCCAAGAAGATGGTGCGTCCTGATATGTATGGACTGGTTATTGTTAAAAGCCTAGTCTAGTCATAATTGACGTAAGGTCAAAATAGTGAAAGCCCCGTCTCTTTTGAGGCGGGGCTTTCTATTTAGTAATAGTTTAATAATAGAGGAACTTCTTCAATGGCCATCCCCGCACTAAATCCCGCTTCAACCTCAAACTCTAATATTTTACCCGTTACAGGTAATGTTACGAATGTGGCAGCAACACTTCCTTTCGGTGTGTATGCCAGCTCGGCAACGTTTTTATCAGGAGCTGCCGATCAGGTGGCTTATACTTATAAAAAGCTGGGAGGGGATGTTCTCGATATTGAAATAACACAGGGAAATGTTTATGCTTCGTACGAAGAAGCCGTTTTAGAGTATTCCTATCTCGTAAACCTTCACCAGAGTAAAAACTCTTTATCGACTTTCCTAGGCGCCCCGACCGCATCTTTTGATCAAGATGGACAGATCGTGAGTGGAGACTCTTTGTCTGGTTCTAATATCGCACTGCGATTTCCTCGGTTTGACTATGGATATGTCCGTCGCGTTTCTGAAGGTCTCGCTACGGAAGCTGGCCTTGGAGGCCTCACCCCAATTTACTCCGCCTCTGTTGATAGAGTAAATAACAAACAAGACTACGATCTTCAAACTATTATTTCTGCCTCCTCCGCCACCGATACGGCTGTTCCTTATTATGGAAAAGTAACTGATAAAAGAGTTATTATACGCAAGGTATTTTTTAAGACCCCGCGCGCGATGTGGAGGTTTTATGGATATTATGGTGGTTTTTCGGTGGTGGGTAATATGCGCACCTATGGGCAATATGCCGATGATTCTACATTTGAGATAGTCCCTGCTTGGCAGAACAAACTCCAGGCCATGGCTTATGAAGATGCTCTCTGGACGCGGATTTCTCACTACTCTTATGAAATAAGGGACAACATGCTCCGTATCTTCCCGAAGCCAGATTCCACGAGCCCAGCGAAAATTTGGGTTCAGTTCACCATTGACAACGAATATAATCCATGGGACGACACCGGTCGCGGAAATACCGGGACAGACGGTATTAACAATATGAATACACTGCCCTTCCAGAACATTCCTTATGAAAATATAAATTCGATTGGTAAACAGTGGATTCGTCGCTTTGCTTTGGCACTCACAAAAGAGGTATTGGGGCAAGTGCGAGGTAAGTTTGCAACTGTTCCTATCCCAGGAGAGAGTGTCACTCTTAATGCATCCGAGTTATTAGGCCAAGCGAAAGCAGAACAGGATCTACTTCGTGATGAACTGAAGACACTTCTGGATGAGATGACGTACGACAAACTAGCCGCCACTGACTCTACAATGCAAGATTCAACCAAGAAAGTATTGGAGAATGTCCCGTTTGGCATTTTTGTGGGGTAGCTAGATGTCTAGAAGCAAAAGATCACAAGAACAGATTCAAGATAAGACAGCTAATGAATTTGATTATGTGGGAGATGAAGAGGTTGCAAAGCATCTAGAAGAAATTGAGTTTGCACCATCTACTTTAGAAACCATCGACGGCGCAATGTTGCGCTTTATAGATGAGGAACTAAATTTATCTACTACAAGCAACAAGGGATTTAAGAAAGTACCGGTTTTGTGGGTCACAGCCGAGAGAGCATATCAAATAAAGCACAATAAAGATTTGCGTGACGGAGAAGAAACCCTTATCCTGCCTCTTATTACAATTCATCGAGCTAGCGTGGCCAAGGAACCAAATTTTCGAGGAACGGTATGGGCTAATATATATCCTACCCCTGATGCCAAGGGTGGTGTCATTACAATTGCTCGCGAGCTTAATCAGAAGAAAACGGCTGAATTTGAGAACGCCATGGCTAATCGAACATACGGTGGTACTATCAGGGATGTGGCAGCCAGAAGTAAAAACACCAATCAGCGCCAAGCAAAGACTAAAGCTGGCAAGACAGTTTACGAAACGATCACCATACCACTTCCTGTTTGGGTGAAGGTTAACTATCAGATTAATGTGCGTACAGAATACCAACAACAGCTCAACACGCTAATTACTCCCTTTTTCACGATCTCTGGCAATTCACGAATGCCCAAAAGGATCGAAAACGAAGGTCATTTCTATGAGGTGTTCATTGACGGATCCCTCAGCAATAATTCCAATGACGCTAATCTTGGAATGGCCCAGAGGAACTATGATACGAGCATCAATATTGAGGTTTTGGGGTATTTGGTGGGCGACGGAGAAAATCAAGAAAAACCCAAGATCGTAAGGCGCCAAAATGCGGTGGAATTTAAGATCGGGCGCGAAAGAACAATAGTGGGGGATATCCCCAGGACTAGAAAAGATGGATTTTACAGAGAATAATACCATTCCAACTATTTAACACTATTTACTTTGAACATTTTCATAATGTAGGAGAACACAACTAATGTCAGTTAAAAAGTTTAGATTCGTATCACCGGGAGTTTTCGTTAACGAAATTGATAACTCCCAAATTCCTGCTTCCCCGGTAGGGATCGGACCGGTTGTCATTGGCCGCGCCGAAAAGGGCCCGTCCTTGCGGCCCGTCAGGGTTAACTCGTTTGAAGAGTTTGTCAATACATTCGGCACCCCCGCCCCCGGTGGCGGCGGCGACGACATTTGGCGCGAAGGCACCGATAAATCAGCCACCACATATGGCATGTATGCCGCGCAGGCGTACCTGAAGAATAGTTCTCCACTAACCTACATTCGACTCTTAGGCGCACAGACCACAGCTGACGGTGGCCCCTCTGCGGGAAGCGCCGGTGAAGCAGGTTGGAGTTCCACCACGGCTTATGGTCTGGTGGTTTGTCACGCTGCCGCTGACAACGACGGCGTCACGAGCCTCAAAACTCAGCTTACTGGTGCTCTTGCTGCTATCTTTTATGCCGAGAGTGGTACGACGCTTAAGCTTTCAGGCTCACTGATTGGGTCTGGTTCCGGCGGTATTGTTAAGGTCGCGACCGGAGTGAACAAGCAAGCAACCGCTGTTGCTCTTGTGGCCGATACGGGCACCAACTACGAGTTTGTGCTTAACGACGGTTCGAACAATACAACGTTCAACTTCAATGAGAACAGCTCACGCTATCTCCGCAAAGTCTTTAATACCAACCCACAGAAGACAAATACTACTATTTCTACTACTCTCGAAACGTTCTTTTTGGGTGAGTCGTTTGATCGTCACCTCAAGTCAAATATTACATCTGCCGAGATCTCAGCTGGCAACCTAGCGCAGTCTTTTGCGGCCCTTATTCCAATTACAGACGGCACCAACAGCGGCGCCGACTTTAAGGGACATTCGGTCCAGAGCGCCCAGGCACCGATTATTATTTCTAACCAGACATCTCTAGACGGCACGCCTGCAGGTCGACAGAACCTCTTTACTGTTCACGCGCTACAAGATCCAGGCGATTGGACAAACCGCAACCTTAAGGTTTCTATCCAGGACATCAAGCGTTCTACAAATGATTCAAATGCTTATGGTACTTTTACAGTTGTCGTCCGCGCCCTCAGCGACTCGGATAACACAGTTAGAGTTATCGAGCAGTTCGATGAGTGCGATCTTAATCCCGATTCGCTGAGCTATGTCTCGCGCAAGGTTGGTGATAAATATCTAAGTTGGGAAGAGAGCGAACGCCGCTACATCCAGCGGGGCGAGTGGGCGAACAACTCCAAGTACATTCGAGTTGAAATGAATTCGGACGTTGATGCCGGCATGGTTTCGGCAGAACTCCTCCCATTCGGCTTCCAGGGAATGGTTAAATATGATGATGAAGAGATTTCTTCTGCCGCGCCGACGAGCGTGCAAGGCAACTGGATTTCTGGTTCAATTTACCCGTCCAGCGGCACCGGCCTTGCAGCCGGAACCTGGACCACTGGCTCTGTGCTGGCCATTTCTTCCTCGGCCACTTTAGCCGCTCAGGTTCAAGATCTTCGAGTTAAGGTTCATTACCCGGCCCCCGAGTTACGCTTAGCGGCCGGCGACGGGAACCTCAGTAACAAGACTGACGCATATTTCGGTTTCCAAACTACGCCTACTGTTGGAAGCACTCGCTTCGACAAGTCAAACATTGACCTTCTGC